TCGTCTATTGTTGATTAGATTCAATATTTCTTCAACAATGTCACCTGTATTTTCCACAACACCATCACCCATTACGGTTCTAATGATTTCTTTTTTACGATTAAGGATGTCATAAATTGTGCCTTCGATGGTATTTTCAAATAGTGGGTAGTAAACCAATACGTTTGATTTTTGACCATAACGATAAGCTCTATCTTCAGCTTGTGCGTGTTCTGCAGGAACAAAAGATAAATCATTCATAATCACAGCTTCCGCAGAAGTTAAAGTCAAACCAACACCCGCAGCTTTTAAGTTACCAACAAAAACTTTAATTTTATCATCGTTTTGAAATTGATCTACGGCTTGTTGACGCATGGCATTAGAACAACTACCATCAAGGTAAACTGCTTGTTTTGAGAAATGTTGGTATATTGTTTGAAGGGTATCAGTAAAGTTTGTGAATATTATAACTTTCTTTCCCTGTTCTATAATGTTTTCAGCAAACTCAATTGTTTGTTTTGTTTTTTCATTTGCAATTACTTTTCTAACTTTCATAAGTTTAGAAAACTGAACTGTTAAAGATGATGACTCGTCAGGATTTTTATCGTACCAATCAAAATATTCACCCATTAAATCTTCGTACTCTTTTGATTTTAATCTCAAATAAACAGGTGTAATGATTTTATCAGGTAAATCTAAAACATCTTCTTTCAATCTCCTAAGAATTTGTTTAGATGTACGATCTCTCAACTCTTCTAAATTAGAGGCACCTGTCACATTCCATACTTTTCTTTTACCTGCGGTAAATTGGAATCCTTGACAATACCTAATTGCATAAGCCTTCCAATTCTGAGCAACAGGACTTTCAATTAGATTTAATAAATTATAATAATTCATAGGCCGAGAAGTCATTGGTGTTCCTGTTAACAACCAAACTCGTTCTACTTTTTTTGCAAAACTATTAATAATCTTTGTTCTTTGTGCCTGAACATTTGATATCATGTGAGCTTCATCTAATATTACCAAGTCAAATCCACTTTGTAATAATAGAGACTCATCTTTTTTCTTCGCGTCTGAGTCGTGGAAGTTTTTAAGGATATCATAATTAACGATTACAAAATCATCTTCAGTTGAAAATTTTTTACCTTCCGCAATAAAAACAGGTCTATCTGAATAATTTGCAATTTCTCTTTGCCAATTTATCTTTAAAGACGCAGGGCAAACAATTAATATTTTTTTTGCTCCTGTTTCTAAAGCGGCAATAATAGTTGAGGTTGTTTTACCAAGACCCATGTCATCGGCAAGAATAAATCTTTTAGATCCTGCTAATTTTTCGATCGCAATTTTTTGATGATCAAGCGGAGGACGATGAGAATATTTAGAATAATCAACACTAACGGATTGAACGTTATGGGTTTTAATTAATGCAGATTTCGGAATCCAAAATTCTGATAGTTTATCCTTTTCAAAAAATTTACCCCAAACATGATAAGACTTTTCTTTTTCAACTAAAAGTTTTTCAATATAAATCTGTTCTGGTACTTGAATCAAATATTTTTCTTCTGCGAATTTTTTAGAGAAGTAAGTGTCAAGCTCAACCCATTTACGTGCAATTTTAGGTGTTGAGTTGTAATATGTTGTAATATATTCCGATTGACTTCTAGTTGGGTAAAATTTACTAGAGACTTCTTTTTTATGTTTGAGATATAGTATATAATTATTTGCACCACTATAACTTTCGAGCAACTCTAATGCTTTATGTTCTATCAGTGTTTTTGTTTCCAATTAATCTTTTTTAAAAAAATACTAATAAAAAAGATATTTATCAATAAAATCGTATTATGAGAAGTAATGTTCCTATTACAAGATTTGGTAAATTCTTTGGTGATCGTGATTTCGAACTAGAAATTGGTATGGGTCAAGAATGGTTAATTGGTGATATGAACTTCACTTGTGTTTTGTATAGAGTAGATAAAAACAAAATAAAAACTGATGACGTATATGGTGAGGCGGTAACAGACGGAATTAAATTTTTACCACCTGTAGAGTTTAATGCCTATGTTGGGATTGCAGCACCTGAAAACAAAATGATCGGTTCTACTCGTATGGATCAACTTGAACCAGGTAATATAACAATGTCTGTTTATATGAAAACTCTTGATGATTTAGATATTGAAATTGACTTTGGTGATTACGTTGGTTACTACGATAGTGAAAATTTTGTAAGATACTATACTGTTGTTAACGATGGTCGTGTGACTTCAGATATAAAACATACCTATAAGGGGTTCAAACCTTTTTATAGAACAATAATTGCGGCTCCTGTTGGACCAAATGAATTTAGAGGATTATAATGGCTTTACCAAAAAAACACCCAATAAAACCGTCAATACCTTTAACGTATCCTAAAACTCTTTTACCGAGAAGAGAAGAGATAAAAGATATGATTACAAAGGATGGTACGTACCTTCCTAAGTCATTATTACATGCCGATTTGGATGGTGGTTTTTTAGAGTTTGTTAAAAATACTTTAAAAATTTCATCAGAAGGAAAAACTGTACCTGTTGCTGATATACTAATTACAACACAAAACTGGTCACAGTTTGTTGAAACTTGGGATTTCCAAAACATTGATAAGAACATTGAACCTCCATTTATTACTGTAATTAGAAATCCTGAAGTAAAGTACGGAAATAATCCTGCTGTTATGTACAACATACCAAACAGGAGAATGTATTATTATATGGAAGTTCCTACTTGGGACGGTAATAGAGTTGGCGCTGACATTTATAAAATACCACAACCTGTACCCGCAGATTTTAAATACACGGTTGCAATTGTTTGTAATAGAATGAGAGAATTAAACTCATTTAATAAAAAAGTTTTAGAAACGTTTGCATCAAGACAGGCTTATCAAGTTATTAAAGGTCACTACATTCCGATTATAAATGATAGTATGACCGATGAATCGGTTTTGGATTTAGAAAAAAGAAAATACTACATACAAAAATATGAATTTACAATGATGGGATTCTTAATAGACGAAGATGAGTTTGAGGTGTATCCTGCATTATCAAGAACTTTTCAAATGTATGAGGTCGATCAAAGACCCGTTAAAAGACCTCAGAAAAAACAAATGCCAGTACAACCCGAAACAATTCGTTTGATATATCCTGTGGATAATTTATCTCAAGAATACTTTTTTGAATACACTTGTAATTTAAATTTTGATAACTCAGATAATTTAGAAAGTTATTCCGTCTATATAAATGACCAATATTATGGTGATAATGTTGACAAAATTCAAATCAATACTAACGACACATTAAGGATTGATGTTGTTAAACAAGTGAGTGCTGCAGAATCTTCATTAGCATTCACACAATTTTTAGTTTAACTTTCCCCGTATATATCTTTCTTTTCCTTACATTTTTCAAGTATAAGGTTCTCTAAAAATTTATACATTTTAATACCTCTCTTATCACAATATTTTTTTAGGACATCGTGTACTTCGGCGTCAATTTTTAAGTTTTTTATCTTCTTAGGTTCTTTCATAACAGTAGGCAGAAAAAAGGCAGAATAAAATCTTACCAAAATATAAATAGTTTGCATAATGTAAAGTTTTTACTAAAAACTCGAATATTTATAGGTAAAATAAATAAGTAAAGACATTTTAAACATGGCAACAAACAGTAAAGTTTTCGTTTCACCTGGTGTTTATACTTCTGAAGTAGATTTGAGCTTTGTTGCTCAGAGCGTCGGGGTAACAACATTAGGTATCGTAGGTGAAACTTTGATAGGTCCAGCTTTTGAACCGATTTTTATTACAAATTTTGATGAGTTCCAAACAGTATTTGGAGGTACCTCACCAGAAAAATTTGTTAATACACAAATTCCAAAGTATGAAGCGGCTTACATTGCAAAAGCATATCTACAACAATCTAATCAATTATTTGTGACAAGAATCTTAGGATTATCGGGTTATGATGCAGGACCATCTTGGTCAATAACTACAGTCGCTAACGTAAATCCATCAACTATTGGTGTTTGGTGTTTAAGTTCCGTGACTGATCCAACAACTTGTATCACAACATGTGTAACACCTAAAGAACTTACATTTACAGTTCCATTTACAGCTTGTACAAATTCAACAACAACAATAGGATACCAAGCTAATTTCCCTTCAATTATCCAAGATATAATTAATCAACAATATGAAGAGTTTAATGGAAATACATCTACATTAGAAACTCAAATTAATAATTTAATTTTTAATGTAATAACAAGTAACAACCCTTATGTTGCTGAAGACGAACAAATTGCGTACTTTGGTTCTATCGCAACTAATGATTATGACACATTAAATGGTGCAGGATGGACAGCAGAAACAAACGTATTTAATGTCCCATCAGTTTCTTTAAATGATACTGATTTGTCATCACCATTCAATGACTCTTGGTATTATGCCTTATTTACTAATACAGGTAACACAAATTACTCAGGGTATTCATTCTCTACATTAGTATCTGGTTTAACGGCTTATTATCCAAACCCAACACCTACACCTCAAGCGTCATCAACACCAACGCCTACACCATCGGCTGCGAATCCTTGTATTACACCGTCACCTTTTGTGTCACCAACACCTACACCTACACCTGTTAACATTGATTGTTATTCAGGAACTATTGTTGGTAAAATTTATTACTACACAGGAACATCATATGTTGATTATGATAATGTTGTTGTTGCAACTTTAAGATCAAGAGGTATTGCAACTTATACAAACTCAACTAATCCAGCATACTCAGTGACTGCAACGACAGATGCTAGTTTAGATATGACAGGTAAATACGCAGGAGTTCTTAAAAACCCATACTTAACATTCGCAGTTAACTGTACTGATAAGTTTGGTCAAAACTTTACATTCGAAACTTCATTAACTCAAAATGATCCTGAGTATATTAGTAAAGTATTTGGAATTGCAAACTTCCAAAAACCAAGAATTGAAGTTCCTTTATTTAATGAGGAAGTATTCCAATCTTGGTTAAACTATTCTTGGAAAAAAGGATATGTTAGAGGTTTGAATCCAAACTTTATTGAATTAGACTCCGCTCAAAGTGGTGATCCTAACTCAATTGGTTGGTACTTGGATAGATATCAAACACCTAACTCACCTTGGGTTGTATCAGAATTAAGAGGTAATAAAGTTTATGACCTATTCAGATTCTACACAATTTCTGATGGTGATGCAGCAAACACATTGATTAAAGTTTCACTTATAAATCAAACTTATAACAACTTAACGTTTGATGTATTGATTCGTGATTATTTTGATACAGATGCAAACCCTGTAGTTCTTGAGAAATTTACAAACTGTACAATGGATCCAGGACAAAACAACTTTATCGCAAATAAAATTGGTACATTAGATGGAGAATATGCTTTGAATTCTAAATACGTAATGGTTGAAATGAATGAGGACGCACCAATCGATGCACTTCCTTGTGGGTTCAACGGATTCAACT